TTTTCATTCGCGTAGGTTAGGTATGACAAAAAGAACTCTTTGGTGTAGTTTGCTTTATACCAAGCACTCTTGTAAGAGTTGATTGCATAGCACACAGCGTGAGATTTATTAAATGAATATCGCGAAGATTTCTCAATCCACCCAAATATTTCTTCTGCGATTTCTTTATCGACCTTTCCAACCTTTTCACAACCAATGAGAAAGTCTTTCTTGACTTCCGCCATGAGGTCTGCCTTCTTCTTACCAATAGCCTTACGCAGAACATCTGCTTCTTGAAGATTAAACCCAGCAAGGTCTTTCGCGATGCGCATAGATTGTTCTTGATAGATTAGAACGCCCTTGGTAGTTTCAAGTATATCTGTCAAAGTAATATGAAGATATTTAATTATATCAAGGCCGCTCTTCCTATCAACATAGTGTTGGGTCATAGACTTACCATCTGCAATAGCTTTTAGCGATCCCGGACGAATCAAAGCAATCAACGCTGAAAGTTCTTCAATATTAGTTGGTTGTAATCTTTTCGACCAAGCGCGACCAAGATTACTTTCTAATTGAAAGATACCTTTGGTTCTACCCTCTTTAAAAAGATTCCAAGTTTTTTCATCATTATAATCAATCATTATTTTTATTACTTTTTCTTTTCTGTTGAGCTTTTTTAGAGTTAAATCCGTTCGTCACCCATTGTAAATTTTCTACCCTGTAGTCTGACTTGTCATCGTTTATATGATCTACTTCTAGTTTTTTAGAAGTGTCATCATTTTCTACAAATGCTAATGCTACTAATCTATGCATAGCTATTACAACTCCACCCATACCTATACAGGGGTACTGATTTCTAGTAGTGCTTATGGATAACTTTTTACCTTTTGTTCCTATTACATACGGAAAACCACCAGTATTCTTATGAAGGAAATATTTACCAGAATCCATAGAGTTTAATTTAGAAATCATGATGTTAGATTTTCTATGCATCTCCTTGTCGCCAACAAAGTTAGCTTTTATCTTACTAACATCAATTACATCTTCATCAGAAATTTCATGGTTTGCCGCTTCCGATAATTCAAATAAAGTTAGCTGTCTTAAATTCATAGATAAGTATTCCCGTTAGCAAATGCCTTTTCAAGTTTTAGGTTTCTATAAACAGCGCGATGAGTCTTCATGAACTTAATCATCAGGTTAGCAGTATCCTTAACGTCCTGTAACGCATCGTGAGCGTTTTCAGAAGACATACCCATACGTTCTCTAATACTATCCATACTTCTAGTTTTAATAGATGGATCGCCTTCTGTCCACATCCAATAGTTGTCCATCATATCAATTTTATAAATTTGATGGAATAGCTTTTGCTTTTTCCTCTCTTTGTCCCAAGGTCCAAATTCTTCACATAATCTATCAATAATTATCATATCATAGCCAAGAATATTATAACCAGCGGGGATCGGAGCGAAGAATGGCGTGCTTTTCCAGTTGTATTTGTCAACAAATGCGCAAAACTTATTCCAAGTGGGTTTTAGTTTTGGCGCTTTTGCAATCTGCTCTCTGGTTTTACCAGTCACCTTTAGCGCACCTTCTTCTAATGGTGTTAAACCCATCTTGACTGCTTTATCATCATCTGTTTCAGCCCATATCTCACTATTAAAAGTTCCTTTTAGCTTTAAACTTCTACCATCTAGAGCTAGCGCAGCTATCTGAGTTGGTTGACACGTCCTTGGGTCACGGCCACCGGTTTCAAAGTCAAAGACTATAATATCTCTATTCATTTTTTTCCTTTATGAGTGCTTCAATATACATTAATTTATCTAATAGGTTAATTGCAAGAACGTCAAACTTAACGTGACCTAGAGCTTCTAAGTCTGTCATCTCAAGACCTGCAATCTTTTCTTTACTACTTTTTGAGTTTACCATAGGACACACTTGACCAAGAGGCTCTGCTGAAATGACAACACCAGCAGCATGTTTTCCTTGAGTTTTAAGTGTTCCTTCAATCTTAATAGCTTGCTCAAAATACTCAGCGTAATCACCCTCTAAATATCCTTTATCATTTACATGACAATAATCATATAATCCTTCTGAGTTATTTTGCAATGCCCAGCGAATAATAGAGCGATCTTCCTCATCCATCTGCGATAGTTGATCAGATATGGCGGCTTCATCTGGAATGTATTTAGTGATTTCATTCATAACGCTAAATCCACAAGCCTCGTTGACCCGTAGAATCTCTTTAATTGCGCTACGGCCTTGAAGTCTACCAAACGTCACCATCTGGCTTACATTCTCATGACCGTACTTATCTTTAATATTTTCAATAATTTGGTCGCGCTTCTTTCCGGGAATGTCAATGTCAATATCAGGCAAAGAAATGTTGTCTTTGGTGTTACGACCGGGGTTGTAAAATCTTTCAAACAAAAGGTCAAACTCGATTGGATCTACTTCTGTAATACCAATCAAATACGAAATCAAACAGCCAGCAGCAGAGCCACGACCCGGACCAACCATCCAACCTTGATCTTTTGCATACTGAATAATATCTTGAACGATCAAGAAATAACCAGACAATTTTGCTTCTTTTATAATATCAAACTCTTTTCTAAACCTATCGCCATATTCATTCCAGTATGGAGAGTCTTTTTCAATGTGCGGGAGTTTCTTTTTCCAGCCTTTTCTAGCAAGCTTAGTTAGGTATTGCTCTTCGGACTCTCCGTTTGGCGTTTTAAATTTTGGCAACTTAGGATTGCTTAGAATATTATAATTCTCACATTCGTTATATATCTTTTCTAATTCCTGTAAACCTTCTGGGTCTTCTAGCATAACCTCTGTTGCTTCTATTTTATCTGGAACAAAGTAGTGAGAAAAGTCAAAGAATTTCTTATTATCAAACTCTTCACCTTTTTGGTATAGTTTTCTCATTTTTGGTAGAGTAGTTTTCATCTCTGAACATAGAAGAATCCTGTGTAGGTTAGCGTCTTCTTTTTCTACATAGTGCATGTCTTGAAAACATTTGGTTTTATTATACCAGCCGCTTTTTACTGGTGAGTCAGCAGCGGATTCTGCGAGAACCAAAAGGTTGCCCTTATTGCAAATATCTGACATGTCGCTGCTATTATAGTTTCCGTCTGCATCTAGAAGAGATACAATTTTTATTAGGTCAAACCAACCGTCTTTATTCTTAGCAAACAGAGTAAATTTATCAAACGAGCATCCTATTATTGGCTTAACATCATTTGCTACGCAGGCTTTATAAAAAGCAACTGATCCAGAGATAGTTTTATAGTCGGCAATTCCGCAAGCGCGAAAATTATTCTCCGCGCATTTCTTAGCAAGCTCTTTGGGTTTAGAGAAACCCTTTAGAAGTGAATAGTGCGTGTAATTACACAATGGGAACCAAGTCATCAATGTCCTTTCAAGTTAGTGTTCAATATATTATAGTCGGCAAATAATGATTTAGTGAAACAAAAAACTTATTTTTTCACTTTACACATAAAGGATGGAAATTGCTCATTAGTGATTCCCACCATTTCTAAATGATCTTCTTGAATAGCTTCTATGACAGGAATGATTACACCTGCGCCCCACACACTAGGGGTTACGCAAAAGTCGTGTCCTGAAATTATTCCGTCTTTTTTTACAACTCTAATGCAACGTTGAAGCTGATCTGTCATAGACTTTTGATCGTGACCAGAATCTATGTAAACCCAGTCTAAAGAGTTATCTGATTGTTTATCTAACCACGAGGATATCTCAGACCTACATACTTCTACTTTATCATTCCCTAGAAATACAGACGACACAAACTCAGAATAGTTATCGAACTTTCTTCTTTCTTTTTTTTCGCAAATATTCCCCGGCGTATTAAAACCTGCTATTGCAACTGGCGGTTGATCGCTCGGCCACAAATCTACAAGAAAAAGTTTACTTGGTTTTGCTTGATGTAGAAGGTTTATAGCATTATACCCCTTCGCTACACCTAGCTCCGCACCGATTCCTTTAGAGGGAATGTGCGAAAACATATCTATTCTATTAGAGTGAAAGTAAATCATAATCGAACCTTTCTAAAATGTGTTGACAACTCTGGTCTATAAATTGTAGGCTACTTCCGTTCAGTAAATCTTGGGTTTGTTCTAGCTTTCGAGAAGCATTTCTACGCCTATTAATAAATTTTTTTACATCTTCTTTTATGGGAATATCGTAAAGGTCGGCCAACTGATTCATTGACTGCTCCAAATTTTCAAATTTAAATATTTGTTTACATTCTTTGTCTGTTCCGATACCATAAAACCTATCAAAGTGATTACCAAGTTGAAAAACATCTTCTCCTTTGCACTTCTGTATGAATTCATTGATATCATTTGATCTAAGACGCTCAAAAGAGGTGGTAGAGATTTTCCAATTTACTGTGTGCATAAAGTGGAACATGGAAACGTACCAAGAAACAGGATGCCTAATAAAACCAAAGCTATTGCAACCTTCTGGTAATTCTTCAACCCCCAAATGTCCTCCATTTTTCGTATAATTTATAGGTTTAAAATTGCACTTGTTTAATATCTCAGAAACCCACCAACCTCCACATTTTTCTAAATGTAGAAATGCAATGTTCTTTTCTTTATTTATCATAGATGGCATTAGAGTGTCACCCCCTCATTTATTGATATAACATAAGTATTTTTAATTTTATTTTTAGCAATTAGTCTAGATTGATGGGGGCAGCTTTCTATGAAATAAACTGGTTTAATTTTTTCACTAGGGGTGGTTATCGCATAGTTATTAAAGACTTTTGACTTGTATTCTCCAACATTCTTCAGGTGGTTTATATCTCTTTCTTCTTTTGTTCCGTTAAACATTATTAATTCGTTGTATTTTATACCATGCTTTTTTAGCCATTCTTCTGTTTGAGGTCTGTATTTTTCAAGTCTACCCGTACATATTGCCATACAATTAAATAATTTTGGAATTCTTGAATTAATTGGTAATACATCGGTGAGCCATTTTTCATATTCATTTTGATTTTCCGCCACTTCATAGGGGCAGTCTTTACAAAAAACACCGTCTAAATCAAATATTCCATACAGAGATGTGTGAGCATTGAAAAAATTCCATTCTAATACATGGGGATATGGCGCACATACATTGGCTATATCTAATATATTTTTACCGTCAACACACATTGGGTGTGAATAAATTGTTGTATATAGGAACTTTTCCTTTGGGTACTTCTTATTAAACAACTCTTTTGTTCTCATAATTTCAGCGCCACTATAACTAGTGTCATCTACAACTAAATAAGGTAAAGATTTATTTTCGTTGAACATTTTCATTCTAGATCCACCATCTTTTGATCTGGTAGAGTGTAGCTTCTTTATTTCTCCTTCAGAGACGCTGTATAAAGGCACAGACATGTTGACCGAAATCACTGAGGCTGGTATCATTCCCGATCTCGGCAACCCAATTACACCTTTTATTGGCGGTAATTTCTCGCATAGTTTTGTAGATTCTTCTACTAGGTCTTTAGTCGTTAGAAACTTTCCCGGTTCGATAAAACTAATATCGCTATGTGATTTTAGGATTTTTTCTTTTTCTTCATTATCCCAAGGTAGACTGATTTGGTTACAATTTTTAACTTTATTTGGTGACTTCATTTCATAATTTCCAGATATTATCCTTTTTAGGATCTCCATTCGATATTCATGCGGTCTAGCGGCATTTATATGTATGAATTGAGGTTTAAAAAATTCACTATTGAGTAGACTCCAAAATTCTGGATCTATAAATTCTAGATTATACTTTTTACTGAGGATAAAATATTCTTCTGGCTTTAGGTTTATTCCCATTAAATGTTGGTCATATGTCCATATATTTTTATATACAGGATTGTTTATAGAGTAATTGTCCGCATATTTATGCGGTAGAAGCAGAATTCCAGCTTGGGGTTGTAGGTGATACGTAAATTTCTTACCAAGAATTGTACATAAATACTGCCTAACGTTCTTAAAGCTTTTGTAGAATTTCTCATCTTTTTGTACTGTTTCTACTTCGTTTGTAAAGCACATTTTATGTGAATGTGGGTGTTCAAACAAGTTTTGGGCGTTTTTCGTGACTATGATATCACAGTCTAAGTATAGAGTTTTTTCGTAGTGTCTGACTACATTTTTTAGCCTATACTTATTACCAAGCCCCCACTCTGGACACTTGTCACCTGTAAGCTCTACGTAATCGGCGCCGCACTTTTTTGCATACTCTATAATATTTTGCCTAGTAATCTCCAATTGTTCTTCACAATGCTTGTTACCGGCTATTGTGCAGATTGCATTTTTATTAGAAGGTGTCGGAATATCTTCTTCAAGTTGATCAAAGTTTATATGATACTCTTGAAAAAGAGATGCAGTTTGAAAATTATTGATATTAATCTTGCTAGATAATTCTAGATAATTTTCTCTTTCTTCTTTTGTTGCATCTTGACACCATTTCCAGTTAGGCGGCGATTCACCCATAACTTTACCAAAGACGGAGCAGAACCCCGCCTTTTCGCAATTACATTTAGATAGATCCACTTAAAATAATCCTGAGTCCTTAGCGAAAAATCCTATAACACCAGCGCAAGCCGCAACCAGTAACAACCCAAGCCAGTAAGTTATACCACCATTATAAGTTATGATTCGGTATTTTGGAATATCTTCTTTATTTCTTTTTGCTCTAATATTTGCTTTTAGTATATCAGAGTCAGTAAAAAGCAATTCCTCAAGTTTTCCAGTGCTGTCCTCTACAACGATCATATTGTAATGATCGTTTGCCGCACCTTTCTTTTCTTGATTTTTAATACGATATATCTTACCAGCTTGAATGTTATGCATGATTATCTCCTACCAAGCTCTACATGACCAGTACCTTGCTTTCCAACGAGGGCCGGGGTTACTACAGTTGTGACGCGCTCTGAAGTTCTTACGGCGACCGGGATCGCTTTTCTTGATCTTCATGTTTGGATCGCCAAAGCGAACGATAACGACTTTACCGCTTCCGTTTCTAACGTAGACGGCACTTTTCTTTGGTCCACCGGGAGTTCTAAAAGGTTTTCCGAGTTGGACTTTGCGACCTTGATATTCGGCGGCATATGCTTCGCCCCCTTTGCGAGCTTCTACAAAGTCATAAATATTTTGAATATAAATTTCTGCTTTAGAAATCATATCCTTTGTCCAATCTTCAAACTTGACACCCTCAAGATATTCCTCTATCTCCATAAGTTGATGGTGCATCTTCATGAGTTGCTCGCGTTGCATTTGACCTTCGTCGTATTCAGCAACGGCTTGCTTCCACAAAGATTGCGCCTTTTTCCATGATTCAGGATCAGGACGATCCTTGTCGTCTTTTTTGGCGGGTTTGTAGTTTTTACCTTCGCGTTCTTTTTTCTTGCGAATGTTTTCCCAGAGACCGGGGCGTTCAGCAGCCCAATCCCACTCTTCAGTTTCTTCGCCCCAGTCTTCGTACTCTGCTTCTGCCGGAATATAGAAGTTATCTTCGTCAATATCTTCTGTGTAACCATACTCATTTACGGTGAGGTGAAAGTCTGCTGCTTCTATATAATCAAGACCTTCGGTTGCTTTACTAATGCAAACCGCAGTTCTCTGTTTCCCGTCTGGATATTCTTTACCCATTGTCGGGTCAGACATACAGCGTGACATAAACTTTGAACGATCTTCACCGTCTTTTCTAGATGGGATGGGCATTATCTTCCTCTCTGAAAGTTAAAAGTGTGAACTCTGGGCGTATGGTAGAATCCAGCACTAACGCCAAATCTAACATGACGACGATCTGGACTAACTGCCGTTCGTCCAATATTTAAACTAAATCCACTTGGCAACCACTGAATATATGGTCTATAACCTACTGGATTTCTACTGTAATATTGATGGTATAGCGGTCTGTGATACTGATGAGCGCCATGATGCCCATGATGCTCTGAACCGCGAACGTGCGGTGGTGGATGATGTCCACGTTGACCATGCTCTACTTGTGGTCTTTCTGGTCTTTGTGGTTTCTTATCGTCTGCCAACGCGACTGTAGATGTCAAAAACAAAACTGCCAAGATTAAATTTCTCATAATGTAATATCCTTTATAATTTTACCATTGTTAGCTATTCTCATTGGGCGACCATTCTTTGCCGTATAGCTTTTTTCGGTATCAATACCTAGTGCGTGACACACTGTCATCATCACATCTTCTGCTGCATACG